CTTTCAGGGTCCATAGTGGTTGAATCTCTAAATTCATAAGGTAGGAAACCACCCTCTTGTAATCTTAACCCTGTAGGCCTATTTAAATTTAATCGTCTATTAGGGTCATATCTCATTTGATTCATTTCACCTGTGGTTCTAGGCATGTCTGGCACCATCGCTCCTGCTACTGCAGGTAAGCCAATGGCTCCTGCTTTTAGAGCACCTTTACTAATATCTCCACCACCTAAATTACTTATAACACCACCTGGATTAGTGAATAAATTTTTAGCTGCTGTGGTTGCTGAGTATGTTGGAGCGGTTGTGCTTGTAGCAGCGGCTGCACTAGGAACTCTTGAACCTCCCATCAAAGCATTTGAAGCCATTTGCTCTTTACTAGCATTTGCTAATGTATTAACACCACCTGCTCCTGCTCCTACTCCTGCTGCAGCTCTGCCAAGTTCACCACCACCGTATCCTCCAATACCACCTGTAACAGCACCCATCAATGGGTCTTCATCTCTCAATGCAGCTATACCTGCACCCGTAGCAGCACCTGCTAATAAGGGAGCAAAAGCAAGACTAGAACCGCCTGTCATAAATCCTGCAGCTACTGGGGCTAAACTTGAAAATAGATTTCCTAAACTCATAACGCTATTATAACCTTTTTATAACCTTAATCAACGGCTTCTGCCCCTGATACGTGAATTGTTAGTCCTGTTCCACCACCTTTAAACTGTATAGTTTCTGCTGCATTTAAAATCTGTGTACCCTTCCATTGATAAGTAGTATTTGCAGCTATACTATGTGCATTAAATAATGCGTTTGCTGTTCCTGCTGTGCCTTGGTCAGGCACTAAACTAAGAAAGAAAGTTACTGCTCCACTTGTAGTATTACATACTGTGATATCTTTGATGTAAGTACGAGTGTTAGACGGGCAAGTATAGATAGCTAAAAAAGCTGTAGTGCTTTCCGCCTGTGCCAGTCTTGCTGGTGTAATCCTTTGAAACGCCACTAATTATCTCCTATCCAGTTTAGTGTAGCTAGTGCATCTACTCTAGCTTTTACTTCATTGTTGTTACCATCCACTTGGTTAAAATATAGACGTAGCTGGTTTACAAACTGCAACTGTTGTCCTTCATTGTATTCTTTTGGTGGGTTACTTAAATTAGGTCCTTTAGTTGATGGTATATTTGACATTATCCTCTCCTGCCGTCTGGTCTAAAATCTATTCTAGTTGTGCCAAGTTGCCACTGCACTCCAACATCTTCACTTGCTATCTTAAAGTTCATCTGTCTACCTCGTGCTCTAACATATACTTGATTAGTAAATTGATTAACACCTGCTGTAGTTACTACATCTCTACTCAATGACGACCCTGCTACATCTGAAGTGCCACTTGCAGCACCAGGAAAGTTTCTTACTCCAACAGTTATTTGTACTTCTGGTGTTAATGTAGCACCCCCTGCAGTTGCAGTATCTGAGTTAGTAAAGTTGACATCAGGTATGACTCTCTTAGTTAAAACAAAATTATCACCATCATCAATCCCAATATCAGCAGATTCTATAAATGCTTCTATAGCAGTTGGGTCTGCACCTGGTGTTACTACATTGTCTTTACCATCTTCGTGCCTGTAAACATATCCATTGAAAGTAGCTAATGGGAACTTAATGGTGCCAGGGTTTGCCCAAGCATCTCTACTTAAATTACCGTAGTACCAAATGTTTTCTTCATAATTAAATATAACATATCGGTCTATACTGTTAGACTCACTTGAACAATAGAACCATATTATTTCATTAAACTCACTGTTTAACCCTGCAAAATTTAGAAAGCCGTTGTCCTTATTCATATCTTCAAAGACGTACTGTTTTAAAGTACAAGGTAGTGTGTTAACACGCCCATCATACATAAAGAACTTATCTGCTCCCATCCAATACACAACATTGTTAGCCTCTACGACAACTTTGGGGCCAATAATGTTGATACTGTCACTAATTTCTTGAATCGCAAATACTTCTTCTGTGCCTAAAAACTGTAGTGTTGAAAGAGAAATATCTGTAAAAATCAAAACCTCTTGTCGTGTTCTATGTCCTGTAACAATCTCAGACCCCTCTTTGACTCGTATAAAGCCTGCTGTGTTAGTAATCTGAGGTTTCCACTCTTCAGGTTGTGGACCTATATCAGGGTCTACGTTTGCCCACCTAATTAATAATGGGTCAAAGGTGCCAGAATAAGTTACTTTAACATAAGTGCCCGCTACACTAGCATTACCGCCTGGGTCATATGGTATGGTAATGGTAAAAGTTGTGCTTGAAGGCACACTTACTACTTGAAACTCACCTTGATAAACTTGTGGTGCTTGACCGCTAAATTCAACCCAGTCATACACACTCAATCCATGCCCTGACCCTGTAGTAACCGTTGCAGTAGTGCCAGACCTAGTAATACTAGATATAGACTGACCTGCTGCAGTAGTACGACCATAAGATGTACCACGTAAACATAACAAATGCCCACTTGAAGCAAATATTATTTTACCCACTTGTTCAGGCACAGCTCGTGAATTTGTCACAGCATTAAGTTTTACTGCACGATTAGATATATTAGCATCATAATCAAAGAAAAATATATCACTATCCTCTATATTATAGAGAACATCATCATTAATTTTATCTTGAAAGATAAGTCTAGCGGGTAAACTAACAGGAGTATCACTTGCAGAACCCCAAGTATTTCTATTCCATGTGCCTGCACCCCAACCATAACCGAAAGTAATTGTTGCGTTTCCTATAGGATGTTGAAAAGCAGCTACAATACTTGTGCCCCCACCTGCAGAAACTGTAGATGTGGCTGCTGCAGCCACTGTAATTTCAAAAGTATTACTTGTAGTATTAGCTATTTTAAACTCTGTATTTAAGTTAGCAGCAGATACACCACCGACAGCAGATGCACCACTGAAAGTCACATAATCACCATCTGAGCCTCCGTGCCCTGTTATGGTCACTACCACTGTAGTTGACTCGTCAGTGGTTTTAAAACAGTTATCTGTAGAAGAACTTGTTGAAGTTGTAAAGGTAGTTCGTAAAGGAGTTATGTCATTAAGGGCAGTTCCTTTGAGAATATAATTTTTTTCGTTAGTGCCAATACTAACTATTTCGTTTGCGTCAGATGTGCCGTATTGTAAAAGGCTACCTGCTGTACCAGCATACGCAGTAAAGTTAATTGGTTTCCAACCACCTATTTTCTCAGGATAACCTTGTCTAAATCTTATTTTGTCACAAGAGTACCAACTTCCTTCAGAAGAATAGTTACTTCTATCTCTGTTGATTCCTGGTTGGAATACAAGTTTCTTTAGTGCCATATCTATCTCACTAATTCAAAATGAGGTCCATCTTTAAATGTTTTCCAAGACCCACCCCAAACATACGGAATATTCAAACGCACCGATGCTTCAGTAAAAGCAATATTAATAACTTCATAATCTAAAAAGTCCCAAGACACTGCTCCGTCTTTCCAAGCGTATACATCTATAGCTAAACCTTTTAAATGCTTAGAGTTCATAGTCTGGCTTTTACCTTGTTCAAATAATAACTTTTGTCTTTCTTTGGTACGTAATCCTTCGCTAATACCAAAGTCAATAGTGCTGATTTGAATAGCTTGCTTGACTAACTCTTGCATGTCAGGATGTACTCCTTCTAATTTACCTAATGATTTCTGTGATAGTTTAAACATTACTTTGTAAACTTCCCTATTGATTTAAGTCCGAAGGACGCTCCGATTGACGCAAGGATTGACCATTGTAGCCATTCTGGGAATGTAGACAAAAACTGGATACCTTGTGCTACGTAAGGTTGTAATGATGGTATAAAACTCACAATGATAAGTACGATGAAACAGAGGGTCCAGGCTTCGTCTTTCCAGCTATCTTTAGTGGCATCAGCCATAGTGTTTTCCCACTCAACTTTGCCCTCTGCTATTTTCTTTTTAACAGCAGTTTTAGCTTCTATCTCTGCGATTTTTAAGTCAGACTTAGCCTTCGCCTTTTTCGCTGAGTGTTCAAAGTAGCCTCCAACCGCCTTTGACAACCCATTGACTAGTAATCCAATCATAACACACTCCGATATTAATAATATCTTATTTTATATCAACAGCGTAATAAATGCACCTTTTATGATGAAGTGTTATTTACAACTCTACCTTCAGCTTCAATAGGCTCATGAATATCTCTAGCTTCTTCTAAAATTTCAACATATTTTAGTAAGTTTTTTGATTCACGACCATCGCTTGTTTGTAGGTACTTTTTTACTTTACTAATTATTCTTTCGTTAGTCATTTTTATAAGTTTAAGTTTTCGTTTAAGTGAATTTTTATAATATCTAAAACAGCTAAGAATGTCTAGAATTATTTAGGGTTAGGCTGATTAATAGCTTCCCAGTTGTAAAAATGTGTTATACCAAAACGCCCATATCCAAATTCAATATCTTTTTTTGATTTTAAAGGTGTAACTTCATGCTCTAAATAGCTTGGAAAAAATAACATACGATTTGGTACACATTCAACTGTTGCATCTATTGGCACAATTCTAGTATTACCACCAAAAAATTGTTTAGGCTCTCTATATAACCAAATTAGACAAGTAAATTGTACGCTGTCATGATGCGGTTTATAGTATTTATCTCTATCATAATAACCTATAAAAGTAGAATCAGTATTAGTATTAATAAAATTATTATGATGAAGAGGCATCGTTTCTAACACAATATCATGAAAAGCTTTACTTCTTTGTTTATACATATTTCGTAGTATAGGAGATATTTTACTACCAGTAGGTGTATAATAATCCCACATATGAAAACGATAAGCATTTGATTTTGCTTCCCCATTATTACTTCTTGCTACTGCTGAATTTTTACCACCTGCTGTTTCTACTTCTTCAATAGGTTGTGTTGAATACATATCAAGCTCATACCATACAGCATTTAACTCTTCTTGAGTATACCAATTATCAATGACTAAATAGGGAGCTTCTTTCTTTTGATTACAAATTTTAACATCCCAATCCTGTTTTATTTCTTTTTTTAATGACACGTTTTTATTCTCCGATTATTTATATAAAATTAAAGTTAAAGTTAACTCTACGATATTCGTCAGTACAATTTGTACTAGCATGAGGTTTACTAGAATCAAAAATTAACATTCTATTAGCTATAGATTCTATTCTAGTATTATCTTCTAACATAGTAAAACCATTACAAGTATTTAAATAAAACACAGCACCTGTATGTGGCTCTACATAATCAACGTGCTTTCTATAAGTAATTAAATTCTCTGTTCTAGGAAACAAATTAGCTTTTGCTCGTATTAAGTTTTTTACTTTTAATTTTGACAATATTAACTTTTGAGTGTCTTGTAAGAAAGAGCTACACACTTTATTAAATTCATAAAAATTATGTACAAAATAAAAACCATCACTGTTAGTATCATTTTCTTGCCCAACATATCCAGCAAAATACCAAGGAAAATAGGACTCACCTTTATTGTTTAGAACTATATCTTGTACTATTTTAAATTCTTCGGGTGATAAAAAGTTATCAACTATTTCAGGTTCTTTTACTATAACAGTCATCCTAACGTGCCATCATCTCTACCACCCATGGTGAATAGTCTTTTATGTGGGTATATTCTATTGTTAATCTTTACCATAACTTTATCATCCCTAAAAAATCCAGCTTGTATTGACCATACATATTCATCACATTTAATTCTATGAAATGTACTTTTCTTAACATAGTTAAACCACTTTCTTTTCTTTACAATAATTTTGCCATTGTCGTTTATTTCTTCTGTGTAATTACCTTTGAATATAAATGACACAAAATTAGTTTCATGACTGTGGTAGATAACTCTTGCATCTGATTTAGTGTTTGCAAATTGTTTATCGTGGTCTATAGGATGTATTCTTGATATCAATACTGTTAATGGCTTGGTCCAAAAACCCCACCTGGATATTGCTCTGACACCATTGTTTGCTACAACGTGACTTGGGCCAAAACCAATATTACAAATCTTTAAGAAGGACTGTATCATATCCACCACTTCCGTCAGACTTTGGTACTTTTACATATTCCTTTATGTTTTCTTTGCTTTGTGATTGTGCGATACGATTACCGTGATTATCTAATTTGGCAACTACAATTTCGGTATCAGCTAAGTTAGTAAGTTCGTCTGCGTAATCAGCTGTATATTCCTCATACAAATTAGTGCCCTCTCCATAAACCATGTATCGCTCTAAATGTGCAACTAAAGTAACCTCAACTAACTCTTTTGCGTTATTAAATTGAAACTTAAACATATCATCAGCGTGTGCTAATTTTTTGTTTTTTGAAATAGGCATCACTACATCTGATTTGAGTGATTCAGCCCAAGCCCAAACATTATCATTAGTTCCAGTTACATATATAGCTTGTGTGGCTTGCATTTCAAAAGAAGCGTTACACATATCAGTTATATATGCTACTGTTAGATTGCTAGGAACTGTCACCACTGGCATGACGGCTCCTTCTTTATAAACTACTTCCATTGTTTTTGTTGTGGTATCTAAGTCATAAAAATATTTTATAAAATCATGATTTAACAAAATGCTGTTTTGTATTTTACTACTGTCTTTGTAATTAGGAGGGCAGCTGCAACCATGTAGACTATACTTATTTGCCCCCATTTTCACACCCCACACATTTGGTTCATGCGGCCATGTTTCACCAGGAAATTTTTTTGCTATTTCAGCTTTAATTTTTTTAACTTCATCATCATCACTACCTGCCCAATAAGTGCGATGTACTACTTTTTTGTTTTGAATCCATGCTCTGTATAAAACTGGGTTACTCATTATGATACTGCTCCTTGAACGTTTCCACTTCCATCTTCATATGTTACCGAATTACCGTTTAAATTAATAGCTTTTCCTGCTGCTCCACCTGCACCTGCAGAAGCTTGATTGCCTCCTTGTTGTCCCTGGGTCCCTGTACCACCACTTGCTCCAGCTTGACCAAAGCCACCTCCAGCACCACCAGCTCCTCCTTCACCTTGTGAAGATTGTGAAGATTCACCTCCAGCACCACCAGCACCACCACCTGATATTGAACCTGTTTGTCCAGCTACACCAACATTACCTCCACTCGATGCACCACCAGCACCACCAGAACCACCATTTTGACCAGCTCCACCGCCGCCGCCACCGCCGCCAAGAGCGACTTGTCTTGATTGGCTTTTATCGACTGGTTCTGTAGCAGTAAGTCCAGCACCGCCACCGCCACCGCCACCAGCACCTCTGATGAATCCGCCGTTGTTTTGTATGGTTGTGTCAATACCTAAATTAATAGCATTGCCGCCAGCACCACCTGCAGCACCAGCACCAGGAGTATCACCATTACCACCAGCACCACCAGTTCCACCATGTCCAACAATTTGACTGTTGTTAATAATTTTTACGGTGTCTCCAGATGTCCATTGGTTGCCAGTATCAATGGCAGCATTAGCTGAACTTGATGCACCCACAATGGCTTGTACGGTTAGTGTTACATCAGAAATACCAGCAGAGTATGTACCGCCTCTGTTGGAATAAATATTGTAGTTTTGTGTTGTGCTTGATATTTGTAAAGCGATAGCTACACGAGCTGTACTACCATAAAATTGTGACATTGAAATAGTGCCACTAGTTGGTATAGAACCTGATTCACCTGTTGCACCTGACGGAACGTTTTGACCACCAGCATAGTATTCTGATAAAGAGTCAGAACCACCTGCAGCATCACCAAACTCTGCTACAATTTCTGATATTGCTAATGATGAACCACTATCCTTTATCGCCATTTTCTAGCTTCTCCACTTTCTTTTCTAGTTCTTTGATAGCCTCTATAAGTACACCCACTAAGTTACCATATGCCACAGACATATATTCACTCTCATCGTGCACTACCTCTGGCATAACTTTTTGCATCTCTTGAGCTACCACACCTGTGCCTTGTCTACCATCTCTAACAAAAGTAACACCTCTCATTTCTTTGACTTTATCTAAAGCGTTTGTAATTGTCTCAATATCACTCTTTAATCGTTCATCAGAAAAAGCTGTGACATCATTGTTAAAGGTAGCAGCTCCAGCTGCACTCATGTCTAGCGTCAAAGCTGTAATCTCTGAACCACCATCATTACCTTTAAAAATAATATCTTTATCTGAAGTTACAGACTTGATAACAAAATCAGTAGATGAATTAGTTAACTCTGCGATAGCAGTACCACCATCATTAATTTTTACATCTCCTCCGTCAGCATCTAAGATAATATCTCCTGCAACATCAAGAGTTAAATCACCTGAACTTAGGTCAATCTCTGTGCCATCAATAGTTATATTATCTACTATAACTCCTGCGTTTGCCGTAACCGTACTGTTGAAACTAGCAGCTCCAGCAGCTGACATATCTAACGTAAGGGCAGTTATACCACTTCCACCATCGTTACCTTGAAAGATGACATCCTTGTCGCTAACCAAAGATTTTATGGTTAGGTTATCGCTATCCATGCTTACATGACCGACATTCGTACTACCATCTTTGAAAATAACTTCATCACCTGCAGCATCTAAAAGAATATCTCCAGCTACATCTAATGTTAAATCACCTGAGCTTAAATCTATCTCTGTGCCATCAATAGTTATATTATCTACTGTTACACCACCATCTGATTGTAAAGAACTTACAGCAGTAACTGCATCTACAACATTAGTGCCATCAGCATATACCCACATAGTTTTACCTGACGGAACTCCAATACCTGAACCCGAAGAAGTTTTGACAGTAATCGTGTCAGCAGTGCCGTTGTTTACTAAGTATGGCTTTTCTATGGTTGGCACTACTAAGTTTTGTGCTCCACCTGATGTGCCTGTTAAATTAAGTCTTAAATGACGAGCTGATTGTGAAGCATTTGAGTTAGTTAAAGTAAGAGTGACTGTACCACTTGAAAAAGCTACATCAACTGATTCTGCAATAGCTTCTTCTAAAGCTGTGCCTAAATTAGTATTAGTTGTAGTACCCCAGCTTCCTGATTGCTCTCCAGTACCAATTAATTCTATTTTTAAATCTGAATATGAACTAGCCATTCTTTTCTCCTATCAGCGTATTGTACCATCATTTAACTTTTTTGCTTCAATTATCATGCTGCTATATCCTTCCAATTAGGTGTTTGTGAGGTGCTTATATTGGAATAATTAGCAGTTTGTGAGGTATCTATATTACCCCATACCAAGCCAAATGTACTAGTTTCACCAGTAGCACTTACGCCTGTAAGACTAATCACTGCTTTAGCAATCACTGATTCACTACCCAATGCAGTTGTTCCAGCCAAACCTGTAACAGCCATAATAGCATCTGCTGTGGTAGACTCACTACCAAGAGCACTTGTGCTAGACACTCCTGTAGGCACAATGTGAATTACATTACCAAAACTAGAATAAGTATCTTCTGCAAATGCAAATAAACCAAATGCCATATTAGTTTCCTAATGGGTTGTCATTAATAATATCGTATACTTTAGCTAACTCACGTTCCATCCAAGCAGAGAGTTTATCTTCCATATCTCCCATTTCTACATCAAGTTTTTCAATACTTTCAGTTGTTTCTCTAATTGACTCATTGTTAAACTGTATTCGTTCTTCTGCTTGAGTTAGCCTATCATTAAGTTGTCCTGTATCGCTGGCTGATATCTTACCTTCCATAGCCACTAAACGTGTGCTTAGGTCTGACATCCACCATACGAACCCACCTGCGGCTGGCACTACCGATAAGACTATCGTAAGCATCACTGCTGGCGAGAGCACCAATGTCTTGCTCATATATCATCTCCTGTGTCAATGACACTGTTTCTTGTATTGTAATTGTTTGTGGTATTACTTGCAAATAAACCATAGTTGTGATATCCACTTGTCCTAAAGAACTTGCGTTTGCACTAGGCTTATTAGTTTTCTTAACAGATTTTTTGTTTACTTTTGCAACAGACTTGTTATCTGCTGTTTTCTTAGCCACTTCTTTTTTTACTTTCTTTTTAGATTTCTTTTCTTTTTTACTATCTTTGCTATCACTTTTATCATTTTTGGCTGTTGTAGTGGACTCACTATCAGTGTTTTCTGATGTATCAGACTCGGGTTCTGCCTCTGCAACTTCCTCTGTTTCTGGCTCTGGCTCATCATTTGTAGCACTCTCTTGTATATCCTCATCATGAGTATCTTCAGTATTTAACTCTTCTGGAGTCTCTATGTCAACGTCAACCTCAGCTATTTCCTCAACAGGCTCATTGACCTGAATCTCTTGTATCTCCTCAACTACCTCAATCTCAGGGACTTCTACAGGTATTTCAGGAATATCAATATCTACAGAAATCTCTGGTACCTCAATATTTACAGATATCTCAGGCACTTCAGGAGTTATTTCACTAACCTCTGGTAAATCTGGTAAGTCAGGTAATGTAGGCACTTCAATAGCTACAGGCTGTAATATTACATCATTAACAATCTCTGTGTCTAAACTTAGACCTTCAATAAGAGTTTCCTCAATAACCACAATAGGTTCAATCACCACAGGTTCAACTACAACAGGCTCTACGACTGGCACGGGTGTTTCTGATATTGTCAAATTAAGATTAATATTATCTACGATTGGTGCATACCAACCACTCCAGTCACCTGTGTCTATACCTGTAATACTAAAATCTATGCTAGTGTTATCTGTAGTCCATGTATCAAGAGTCTGAGTAGAAAGACTATAATCTTGCGTGCCATCGTTATAATCTAAAGTTTGCTCTAGCACTAAGGTCTCTGTATTCGTGCCATCATAAAGCTGTATGGTAGCTTGTACCTTGTCATAATCTGTGCCTTGACTACACCAAGTGCTGCTATTCGCTTCATTATTACAACCTAGTGCTGTGAACGATACATTGACATTGTCAATGTCGTAGCCTTCTTGTAAGTTAGTGATTGTCTGTGAAATGGTTTTACCTAAGTCTGATGACCAACGCACTGACTTGCATAGACCAGAAGCATCAGTGCCACCTGCATAGCAATTTGCGTCATATTTGGTTTTAGTTGAATCTTCTACTGTCCAATCATTAAGTT